TAAGTCAAGGTGGTACATTAGGTTTACAGCCTAATACTAGACAGCCAACTATATTAAATACAAGACCATTAGTTATTGCTCCAACTGATAATGATCCATATTATGGTTATTATATTTTACCACCTATCCCACCTACACAGGCTGCACAAATAGGAACAATTCAAAGTGATAACTACTTTGCATTTAAAGTGTTAGGCTACGATTTTGATGGAAATAATTTAGAATATATATTCTCTAACTTGCCAAGTTGGATGTCAGGTAATTCAACTACAGGATGGTTGACTGGATATCCTATATTAGATGTAAAGAGTATAATTAATTATAATTTTACAGTAAGCGTGAGAAAAGTAAATAGCCCATCTATAACATCAGGTAATTTTAATTTCTCACTTACATTAAGTTTTGATATATTAGGTAATATTATATGGATTACTACTGAAAATTTAGGGACTGTTTACAACGGTAGTATCAGTACATTAAAAGTTGAAGCAGTATCTGACACACAAGATTTACAATATAGATTAACTTCAGGATCATTACCTCCTGACTTAGAATTGTTATCTAACGGAGAAATAATAGGTATTATAGCGGATCAACCTACATCACAAATGTTAGATGCATCCACTACTACTAATTTTAGTTTCACAGTACAGGCATATTCAACTACATATAATTCAATATTTTCTAGTAAAACATTTGAAGTAAATGTATATCAAGAATATAATCAACCAACTGACATATTGTATATAGAAGCATCGCCTAGCATACAGGATAGACAACTTCTTAATACATTATTAGATAATGACGCTCTAATAGACCCTCTATTATTATATAGACCAACTGACGTTCATTTTGGAAAAGCTACTAATGTTATATATGAACATGCGTATGGAATATATGCTAGTGATATAAATCAATATATTGCAGCAATACAAAGAAAAAATCACTATTGGAGAAATATTACTTTAGGTGAATTAAAAACTGCGGTGGCAAAAAATGATGCAGGCGAGATTATATATGAAGTGGTGTATAGTGAAGTAATAGATAACTTAGTTAATCCGTCCGGTGTAAGTGTTCCTGCTGAAATAAACTGGCCTCGCCCAATAGATTTAAATTTAGGGTCATGGTATACTAGTGTAACTAATATTTTTACAAGCTATTATTTTGGTCAACCGGGAAGTACGTTAAGTGTAACTGCTACTGCTGCCACAACCAATCAGATTACTTGCGGTTCAACTGTGGGTTTATTGTCAGGTAGACAAATAATGTTTTCCGGCACTACTTTTGGAAACATTGAAGCAGGTACTACTTATTATGTTCTTAGTGTTGATAGTACAACTGAATTCACGGTATCTACTACCCCCTACAATGGGACTGCTGTGGTATTAACTACTGACACAGGTTTGATGGATTGTATTATATATGAGCCTACATTCTATACCAGTTTAACTCCGGGCTATGCTATAACGTTATATCCTAATAGTTTGTTCAATATGCGTAATCAAGTAGCCGATGTATTAGGACAAGTGTATAATAGTACATTATTACCGCAATGGATGACAAGTCAACAAGAAAATGGTAGTACATTGGGATATACTCAGGCTTGGGTTATATGTTATACAAAACCAAGAGAAACCGGTGGAATAAGTCCTGCGGAAGTTATAAAAACAAATATAGAAACAAATTGGGGATATACAAACGCACAAGGTAACTTTGTACATTACTCATTGAATCAAATTAATTTTGAACTTGATAGATTTACAGTTAATAAGAGTGCTACATATGATTGGGATAATGGATTAAACCCACCTGCTTGGACCGGACTACCAAGTGCTACCCCTACTCCCAATCCATTAAATAGCCAAGATTTTTATGTGTTATTCCCTAGACAAACTATTTTACCGGACGAATCGCAATACTAAATATATATAACGGAATACAAACATGAGTACAATCAACACAAACGCAATAAATGTAAATTATCCTGTCCCGGGAGTTAACAATAACAGCCAAGGATTCAGAGATAATTTTGCTTCTATCGTAAACAATTTAAATGTCGCCGGCAATGAAATAACTGACCTACAAAATAAAGTTGTAGTTAAAGAAGCATTACTAGGCACTACAATTAATAATGATATGGCTAACACACTTATCAGTAACGCAAGTACACGTGGCTTTAGAGCCACTACTTATAATTTAGGTAACGCATTAGCTGGTACTGTCTTAGTAAATGTATCATTGGGGGACGTGCAATATGGTACTGTAGCAGCAAATACTACAATTAATTTTGGTAGTTGGGCACCAACTGGTACTCAAAGCAATGTGCAACTAAATCTATCAGTTTCAAATGCTAATGCTGTAATCAGTTTCCCGGGCGAATTGGTAATCTCCAATGATGATGGAGTTATATTACTTGAAAACTTTGCTAATATAGCTAATGTGCCAACTGTAACAGTTCCAAATGGAGTAACACAACTTAACTATATGATAAGTTCTACAGATTGTGGAAATACACTGTACATTACTCCAATCAATAGACCAACACAATCTACTCAGATACAAGAAAAACTTATTTCTCCTAAAGGATTTCAAGGTGATGTTAATGGTGATATCGCAGTTGGACCATCATTTAATCAAATAACAATCACCGGGGCAAATACAGATCCATATCTTACAACATCAGGTAACACTACACAATTGTATACTGATTTACCGGTGGTATTCACTGGCACTTCACTTGCGGGCAATCTTGTAGTAGGAACAACGTATTACGTAAGAAATGTAGTCTCAATTACTACATTTACTGTATCATCATCAATTGGTGGAGCCAACATTGCAATTGGAGCAAATGCTTCAGGCACTACTATGTTAGCTAATCCAGTTTCTTACGTATATATTGCAACTGATTCTTATAATTCTACTGCGTATCCAAAAAATGTACAATCTACCACAGTTACTACAAATGCTATCACACTAAACAATACTTCTAGTTTAGTGGTAAATGCACCAATAGTTTTTACAGCTAATATTGCCGAATTAAAAGCTAATACAGTTTATTACATCAAAACAATATCTAGTCCAAATATTACAGTTAGTCAATCCAGAACAAATGGGGTCGCTGATACTGTAGTTACATTGAGTTCTAATTCAACCGCTACTACTGCTAATATCTTTATTGGCAATGATATCTGGAAAAGAATCGCACTATCTTCTTGGTGATAAATATTTGAATGGAACATCCATTCTTAGATAAGAAAAACTTGTCCGAAAAGACATTAGAAGAAATTCAAACCAGTTTAACTGATTTGATGAATAAACTAACCTTTGCTCACCGCATAGGAAATAGACCACTTATCAATCAACTTCAAATGGTAATTGAAAGTTATCGTAATGAAGCCAGCAAAAAACTTGACGAGGTTATGAAAAAACAAAACATACAAGGTCAAGTATCAATACAAAAAGAGGATCAAATTGGCAACAAGAATAGAACGTGAATTCGCATTCCAAGCCGGGGTTTACTTTGAAGGTGAATTCTTAATGACCATTTATGAACTTGCATTAAAAATGGAAGTTGATACAGCATCTATTAAAGAACAAAATATAGCAATGGACAGAATACATTATTTCTTACATGAATGTTTGGGTAATAGTATCTTTGTACAAGATTCAGAAAAGAAAGCTATAGAAAAGTATATGCAGGCTGATATCAAAGTCTGTACATTACCCGACGAACCATATGACCAAATCATAACCATATTGTTATTGCTTAAACTAAATGCAATAACAGAAGGCAAACTGCATATCACTGATATTTCACTTATGTCTGGATTAAGTGATGATGTTAAATTTGTATACGATGTAGAAACTGTAGCCAATCACCCATTCGGTAATAAGGGCTGGTGGAGTGATTCTTCTACTAATATGTCAGATATAACCAAATCTAATAAAAAGGATAAAATTGTTAGATTGATAAAACAACATGGTGATTGGTCCGGTGTTGGATTAGATTGGGAACAAAAAGAATATACTACTACTGAAATTATTTTCAGTAATGACCATGAAAAACAACCATTATAGTTGATTTACACAAAAGTCTATGCTATAATACATAGATGAAAACTGACGATTACGGACAAATTATTCTCACAGAAAATGACCTCTGTGACTTGTATATGCGTGATCCAACACGTACAATCAAAAACTGTCTAGTTGATAAACAAATAAATCTGGATAGTATCTTTCTCTCAGAAGAAAATCTACCTATATTAGTAGAATATGTTGATACCAAACTATCACTAGAAGAATTTGATGAAATAAATCAATCACAATGGCAAATGCCTCAAGAATACTATGAAATTGATATTGCTAAATGGATATTGGATCAATGTAAAACAGAAGAAGAATTACAACGTGCAGGAGATGAACTGTTGAAGTTCCATGATAGAAATATGTTCCCGTTATTGAAGTATTTAAAGTATCTTGTTGATACAATGCGTAGAAACAATATAGTATGGGGTGTAGGTCGTGGTAGTAGTGTAGCAAGCTATGTATTGTATTTGATCGGAATTCATCGTATAAATAGTTTGTACTATCAATTATCGGTAGATGAATTTTTAAAATAAGGAGATTAAAATGGCTATAGTTAGATCCGCAATGGGAAAAAGTGTTGATATGTCAGCACTAGTATCCAAAAATGAAAAAACAAGAGCAGTGGGCAATGTTAAAAATATTAATGCACGAGGAGATACCATTGATGCATTTGGTAAAGTTATTAAACCAGTAACCGAAAAAGTTAGTAACGCCTACAGCAAAACAGTGGGAAATCGTTCTGCTCAACCTCTTAAAAGACCTAGACCAACAATTCAACCAGATGCTTCCCCTATTCCAACACTTGATTTAGCTGAGTTAACCCCAGAAGAATTAGAATTAGAAGAATCATTTAATGATGATTTGGAAATTGAAAAAATCAAAGAAGAAGAAGTAAAGAAAGCAACAAAGAAGAAATAACATGGAAGAAAAGAAATTAGCATTTGAACCGCATAAATTCACTAAAGACCAATTCAGACCAATCGGCGCACATATCATTGTTTATGATATGAGTTTTGATGTTCGTATTACCACTAGTGGTATACTATTACCAAATGATGATATGAAAAGTGCAGGTATCAGACCTCGTTGGGGAAAGATATACAAGATTGGTGCAGAGAATAAAGACCCTGATTTGTATGAAGAATTATGGGTCATGGTAAGTCATGGTCGTTGGACACGTGGTATCGACATTGAAGATGAAACGGGTAAGAAAACATTGCGTAGAGTTGATCCTAGTGATATACTATTAGCGTCAGATGAACAAGT